TATAAAATTTGTTTAAATTAGGATTAATTTCTTCAACTTCTTTTTTAATAAAACTTTCAATTTCTTTTATTTTTTTATGAAAACTTTTCATTTTTTTAATATTTTTTTCACTTCCTATATCTCTAAAACTAGTTGTGATGTTACCTGTAAAAGGAGTACCATCATTAGATTTCTTTTCCTGAGGAGAAAAAGGAATATACATAATAGGTGTCTGTAGAACTAAATTGGAATAGTCTTCACTACCTGATAAAGGATAAAAGAACGGTATCTTTTTTTCCGTAGCTGAACCTCTTTTAATTTTTTCAACATTAACATTTTTTGCAAAAAGAACTTCTTTAATAGACATTATAAATAGCATATACCTAATTTCTTAAATCAGTTAAAACTTCTTTTGCGTGAAAATAAAATGAAGAACATCTAGCGTTAGACCATATACCACTAGTTTCCATCAAAATTTTTATTCTGCATCTAGTGTTTAAATCTCCGTAACTTATAGGTTCTTTATTAGCATTAAAAAAAGTAGTAGAAAAATTACTATATCGTGATGGTATTTTTATTTTAAATGTATCTCCAGACATATCATGGGAAAAAAGAGGCAACATTAAAGTCTTTCTTGAATATTCTTTAATAAAATCTATTATTTCTTCTATTTCTCTTTTAAATTTTTTCTTCTTCCCAATATAAACTTCAATAAAATATTTTCCATCTTCTTTAATAACTTGTTTAAACATCAATGTAGGAGTTGTTATTTTAATAGGATCACCATTATCATCCAGTAATAAATAATGTTTCCCTATAGATTTGTCAGAAGTTTGAATAATCTTCATCAGTTATTGATAACTCCCTTTAAATATATTATTATTCTTAAACGCAATATTATATTCTAAACTCCTCGAACCTTTTGAACTTTTATTGATAGGTCTTTCTAATGGAACAGGTAAAGTTGAAGCATCTTTATAATACAATAAATATTGGTCTATACTTGATATTATTTCTTTAACACATTGTTGTATAACTGATTGGTTTAATCTTGATAATCTGTCTTTCAATGGTATGTTTACTCCTCCACGATTTCCTCTACTATTAGGATGTGAAGGGTTAGGAAGAGAACCAGACATAGCATATTCATAAACATTTTGCATAATAAGAACTAGTTTTTCAGTTGATTGTTCCGAAATATCAACACCTTTAATTCTTTTAACTTCTTCTAATATTCTTTTGTGTAAATACTCAATGTTTTCCTTTGAAAAAAAGAAATTACCTAGGGTTTCTTCCCATCTTAAATTTTTTTTATAATGATCCCTGTAAGGATTTCTTTTATTTGTTATTTCCCATTTAGAATTGCTCCAGTCAGTAGCAGGAGCATGTATTCCAATGGTAGACATGTATTCATCGTCAAAAAGATTTTTAAATTGATTATTATTATTAGTATTTGGAGATGGTTCTCCTTTTTTTTCATTTTCAAAATCTTGGTAAGACATATCTGAATTCGAAAAGTGACTATAATTTGTACTCATTACTTATTACATATAAAATAAAATAAAATAAAAGTATTTAAACTTATAAAATCATAATAATTTATGAATACACATAAGATACTATTAAAAGAATCAAGAAGCGACAAAAGAACAAATTTCTTTAGCGTCCATGAAAAAAAAGAAAAAGAAATACTAGAATACTATAAAACTCTTCCTTCTTTAGAAAAAAAGTTAAAAAAGTTAAAAAAAAATAAAAAAACACCTGAACGTGAAATAGTAAAATTAGAAAAAGAAATAGAAGACATAAAATCTCAAAAAATGTTGAATGAATATCATACTAAATTAGCAACGTATTTGGATAAATACGTACATGCTGATAAGAATAAAAAGGTTAAAAAAATTAAAAAAGGTATGAATAATTATGTAACAAGTGAAGGTATAATTGATAAAAATGAAATACTTGAAAGATTCCAATGTAGTATAACAGGTAGTGTGTATGTTGATTACAAACCTACTAATATAGACGCTTTATTGACATGTACAGAATGCGAAGGAAAAATGTTTGTAAACAATACAAAAGGTTCTGCTATATGTGAAGATTGTGGGTTCTCTAAGAGATATCAAGATGACACTCAACTTAACACCTGGTCAGATGAAGTAGGTCCCGTAAATCAATTTGCGTATAAAAGAATCAACCATTTTGGAGATTGGTTAGCTCGTTTACAAGCAAAAGAAAGTACAATTGTACCTAGAGAAGTTATTGACCAACTCTTATTAGAACTTAAGAAAGCAAGGATTACAGATACTTCTCAAATTACTAATTCATTGATTAAAAGACTTCTTAAAAAATTAAGATTAAACAAATATTATGATAATATTACCAACATTATTACAACTATATGTGGTAAAAAAGCTCCTAAAATGACAAAAGAATTAGAAGAAAAACTTAAAATTATGTTTAATAAAATACAAAGACCCTTTGAAAAACACAAACTACCAGGAAGAACTAATTTCTTATCTTATAGTTTTGTCCTTCATAAAATGTGTCAATTAATAGGAGAAAAAGACCCAAGTGTTCTTGAATTTTTAAAATGGTTTCCTTTATTAAAATCAAGAGAAAAATTATTTTTACAAGATAAAGTTTGGAAAAATATATGTATTGATTTAGGTTGGACCTATTATCCATCTATTTAGAAATTCCAGCTACTTTTTCAAGTTGTTTTTCAATACCACTAACAACTGTATCTGCTATACTTCCTTTTGTAAATTGAGGACTATAATAAGCTAAATAATAAGTTATAAAACAACACAACGCCCCGATTATTAATTTAATGTTAGTTAAAAAACATTTTATTTTCATGAATTTGTCCATTTGTTTTTTTTTACATTCTTTTTCAATTTGTATTAAAATGTCTATTGTATAATTTATAAAATACAAAAACGAAACCCAATAAACTCCAGTAGATAAATACCTAAGTATCATTTAATATAAATAAATATAAAAAAAAGAATACTAATTAAATTATAATGAGTAACGAAAAACATTTTGACCCTTTAGACAAACTTTCTGGAGAAGAATTAAAAGAAGCTTATAAAAAAGCTGACAGAAAACTTATCGAAGAAATGGACCATAGATCAGAAATTAACCTAGCAACAACTGAAACACAAGTTCCTAACCAAACTCATGTGGTTATTAGTTTCGTAGGTAAAGATTGTAGACAAAGAGCACATTTTTCAAACAATGAAAATGATTCATTAGGTATGAAAATTTATGGAGCGTTCCCTAACAAAGAAGATGCTGCTCGTCACGCAGGAATATTATCAAAACAAGAAGAAAATAAACCTTTTGACATTTATGTATGTGAAATGTATAACTGGTGTTTAATTCCACCTAATCCAGAATTAATATCTGACCAAGTTTATCAAGAAAAGAAACTTAATGAAATTATTACTGGATACAAACAAAGTCGTCACAGAGCAAAAGAAGTTTTCGATATGAGAAAACTAAAATTAATGAAGAATCCAGATGTCAATAAATCTGAAGAAGCAAAAGCAGTAAAGGATGAAGTTAAACCTTCTATGGAACCAGTCGAAAAATTACCAGCTTTTTCAGTAAAAGATGTAACTGCATCTCCGTCGGAGATAATGGATGATTTAGAGAAAGGTAATCCTAAAGAATAATTTATTTCATCTTTTTAATAGTGATAGCGTTCTTTTTTTTGATTCCAAACTTTTGATTTTTTTCTTCTGTTTGATGTTTTTTGTTGTAATTTTTTTTACTCCATTTCCATAATTTTTTACCACCTACTTTAAATTTTTTGATAGGAAACTTAGCTTTATACCAATACACTACATCTTCTATTTTATTACTTTTACTAGAATTGTCAAGAACAAGACATTCGTAATTTTCAGTACATGCTGTCATAGCCGTTTGAAAGCTATCAAATGTAGGGAAAATTCCGAAAAAACTTTTATACAACTTTTCTCTGTTTTGAATAACAGGTTCCCTTAAAGCAAATACATAATCACAATTAGCTCTTAAATCTGGAGGGAGATCCATACAATACTGCATTGTTAACAAAAATAGTATTTTCCAATGTCTTCCATTCATAAATATTCCTCTTATGTCTTTACTTCTCATATTCTTTTTATCGTACATACAATCATCTAAAAGAATAAAACATGATTTATCTCCTTTTCTTGCTTTATCTTTGATAGCTTTTCTTTGACCTTGTATTAAATTATGAATAACGTCAGCATTGTAATCATCATAAATAAAAATATCTGGTACATATTTACCGTAAAATTCACATGACTCTTCTGTACCCGACATAACAACTCCCATAGGAGTGTCTCTACAATGATACAGTATATCGGCTATTAAACAAGTTTTCCCAGTTCCTCTTTTTCCTATAATAACGCATGTTGGAGGTCCTCCTTTAGATTTTCGTTTATCATTCAACCACGAAGGTTTAAACTTTTTTAATTTAAGATTCATGGACATTAATCGTATCCAACAACTTTTTTTCTTCCTTATTCCGCAAGTGGGCTATCGAAAGGTTCTTGTAATAGACTAAACCTACCTCGTTTAGAATTTTTATACTCATTAGTGAAATAATAACCAACAAATCCAGCAACTAAACCGGGTAATACTACTGTTACTGCCATATCAGTTCTTGAAAATGTCTTTTTGTCGTTATATTTTTCTTGGTATGTTTTACTACCGAACGAAATAACTAAAAAAAGGATAAAAGCAATAATATAAGGAGATTCTTTGTAATCTAACATTACGTATGACGTACACTTTATTTTTATTCAAAAAAACGAAACTATATAAAAGAAAATTTCTTTGGATTTTGGGGTACACTTGACGTACCTTCTTTTTTAATACCAAAACTATTTTGAAAAGGATTATTATCTGTTTGTTCTTGAAAACTAGTATTTGTAGTTTGTTGTGGAACCTGTTGTGGAACCTGCTGTGGAACCTGTTGTGGAACCTGTTGTATAGGCTGATCAGTAACACTAGATAGTTTAGTAATGTCCTTTTCTTCTAAGTCATCCAAAGGAATATCTTTTTCATCGCCTTCTTCGTCTTCTTCGTCTTCTTCGTCTTCTTCTTCTCCTTCTTCACCTTCTTCATTTTCTATTTCATTTAATACTTGATCTATTTTTTCATCATCATTATCTTTATTTTCATTATCCTCATCCTCATCTTCTTCATTTTCTTCTTCTTCACTTTCTTCTTCGTCATCATCTTCTTCATCTTCACCTTCATCTTCATCTTCATCATCTTCGTCTTCACTATTTGAATCAAACCCTCCAGTTAAATATTCGTCAAGAACGTCTTGTACTGGTAACATATCTGAAATAGTTGTTACTATTTTTTCTTTAATTTTATCCACCCTAGTTTTTCTATTAGTCTCGTTTTTATGAAATGACCTATGAACGTGATAGTATTGAGGTTCATAATAAAAGAATTTAGCACATGAAGTATATATTTTATGTATGAAAATATTTGTTGTTGGTATTTTAATTTTAATATTTTTACTATTCCCTTTAAGTTTTATTGCTGCTAAAATTTTAACATTACTAACGAATACAGCTGTTAAAAGATCCATTAAAAAAGGACATGTTTTTTTTATTCTTTCTGATTCATTATTTAATAGTGTATCATTCCATGTAGGAATAGCTTTGCAAAAAATTTGAAAATTTCTTAATACTGAAGCTTTTTTAGGATCTTTTGATCTTGTTTGTTCTTGCGCATCTTTATAAATAGAAATAAACCCTTCATCTATTAAAGGACATAAATAATAACATAATTGGTTGGTATACTCATCCCTAGCTGCTACAAGTACGTTCGCATCTATTTCTTTATCAGTCATAATACAAATAACTTTTATTAATAAATTAAAATTTTTTCGCAATAAAAATGTTGTTTATGATTAGAATGAGTAAATGCACTTTAAAAAAAGAAAAAATAATAACTTGGAAGGTTGACAAAGAGGATTGGGCTAATTTATATGATTTGTTATATGATGACCAGGAATGGGCTGGAGATATAACTTTTGGATATACTACATGTAGTAAAAAGGGGTGTAGTAAAACTGGTAGTGTTAAAAAACCTAACGGTGGTGGTAAAGATTCAGTTAAAGCTCCCGATACACTTGTAAATTTTCATACTCATCCAGTGGCGTGTTATTTAGCTGAAAAAACAATACTAGGGTGGCCTAGTGGAGAAGATATGAGAGAATCAGTTCATTTTGGTTTAAAAGGTAATGCAGCACATTTAGTTTTAACCATGGAAGGAACATACGTCATACAAGTTAATCCTCGACTTCTTAAAGTCTTAAAAAAAATGAATTCAAATCTCGATAGAGGATTGGCTATTAGTTGTATGGAATCTTACTTTAAAGCAACTCATGCATTTAGAACAGTTAGTGCTAACACAGCACTTGTAGCTAATAATAAAGATGTTATTACTCCTGAATTTTTTTGTAAATTTAGTAATGAATTTAATTTTAAAAATCTTTATAAAAAAACAAATTCATGTGCAGCTAGTCTTCCATGTAATGGTGTCCCAGTACATGAAGGTAAAAAAATATTTACTAATAATTTTTCTAAATATATAGATGACTACGGGATTGAAGTGTATAGAGTAGATGCAAACGGAAATACAGTAAGTGGACCTGAAAAAAGAGTTAGTGAGATTAAAAAACAATTAAAAGGTAAAAAAAATTGTTTAGATAAAATATTTTCTAGTGATTTTACTAGGGATAAATTTTATAAACCAGGACAATGGTTTAATGTTACTTTTTTTGCAAATAAATTCTCTAGAAACATACCGGTAAAAAATAATAAAAAATACATAGGTAATATATATAAATTCTTACAGAATTGTAAGGATAAGAATAAACCAAGTGACTATGTTACAGTAGATAAACCCCCTAGTTTCCAATTCTATGATACTCAAAATTGCAAAGGAATGAAAGATATTAAAAATACTTTAAAAAAGAGTTTAAACAAAAAATAACTTCATAAATAACAATGAAAAGATCTGCAGAACATATGTCTTTTAGTAAACAAGAATACAGACCTTTCAAAAGACACAAAACAACTAACGATATTTATGAATTAATGATTAGTCTTGAGAGAAGAATTAGTACAATAGAACAAATGTGTAGAATAATTTTTGATGAATGTAATAGAGTACGTCAAGAAAGAGCTGATTGTCCATTCTATGTTGGTTAAATAATTAAGATTATTTGAGCAATACAGATTTTTTAAGAAAAAATAATGTTGTCGATTATTATATATGGCAGCTCCAACGTTATCTGCAGCAACAATAACTCAGGAATCGGGAAAATTCGGTTGGACTGATGTTAATTTTGATCACGGAGTAACTATAAAAGAATTAGCAGAAGCTGTTGATGGTAGTGATTGTTTTTTTGACACCGTAGCAAAAAAAATTACAATGAACGGGCACACTAGTGGAACTTTTGGTGCTTTTTATGAAATTGAAATAACAGTTCCTTTTCATTTCTCGGGATTGAAAGGTAATATTGTTGTGAACAAAGAAGATACTAGTGGTTCAGGACCAGATAATTATTATTACCCAACAGATTTAACTACATGGAATCAATCTTACCATGACATTTTCGTAGACAACAATCAAGGAGGTATGTTTACTGGAAGTGAACACCAAATCATTGCTAATAATGCTGGTTATAGTAGTGGAACTGTATTAAATGGAGGAGCACAAAATAATACTACATTCACACAAACTTATACACAAACTACAGGTATGAAACCTACTAATATTATTCGTATAAGAATGTATCAAGACCATGCTCGCCATTGGTCTATTGCTGCATCTGATTTCAATATACAAGCTTTACCTGATGTCAGTTTCC